GAATCGCTGTATCTCTTCTTCATCTTACCAAGCTCTTCGCTATTCGAATTACTCCGAGACTCTGATACCGTAGCTTCTTCATTCTGTACTATATTGGGGTCCACTGCTTGTGGAGTTTCCTCATTTACAATTTCTGAATCGCTTATTGCTCCATTGACACTGTCTTCTAGAGCGCTGAAGAAATCCTCTGAGGAGCCTGAATTAGCATCTGCAGAATCAAAATTATCTTCTGTCATGCCTATTGCAGGGTTGCCTTCTTGAGCATTATCATTCATATTGTTTCTCCTTGTTTATATTAATTTATAAGTTAAGAACAAAAACACTATTCATCCAAATCATTTATAGCATTGTCAGTTTTTAATCTATACTTTTGTTCTTGAAGCATTATATTGTTTTTATTTTCAAGAAATTCTTTCTCTCTTAATAACCTAGATGCCGCTTCTTGTTCAAATCTATTTCTATCTAAGTCACTCTTTATTGATTCGACTTTCTTATTAACCTCAACATCACCTTGCATAACTTTATTTTTAATACCTGCCTGAACAAGCTGTCTTTCTAAGGTTTCAATAGTTCCTTCTTTGTCGCTCATAGCTTGCTCCATTTGCTGTATTTGAGATTGAAGTTGAGAATATAGACTCTTACGTTGAGCAATCTTATCTTTATTTCTAATATCTGTTTCAGCTAATACAGCCATATCATCAATAACTCCAAGTTGCATTAATTGCTTTAATTCTTCTAAATAAGCCCATCTATTAACTGGGAGAGTAGAGCCTGCAACTATTCTTATATCAAATTTAGCAGATGGATAATCTCTCCATTTTTCAACAGCTTGACCAAAATCATTATACATAGGAACATTAATTTCTACATTGGAAGCTTCATTGTTTGGCTGTATCACTCTAAAAACTTTATGTGCTGTATAAACAGCTTGAGAGTAATCCTTCACAATATGACCTAAATGTGCTAATGCTGGTTCTACAGCATGCTTTAACCAATATTTAATTCTTCTTGTTCCATATTCATCCATAGCTAGCATACCTCGATAAGGCATTTCAGCTGAAGCTCCTGTATCTCCTTGCATAGAGCTATAGATTCCAGCAAGATATTCCATGTCTTGTTTACCCGCCTGCGTTAAACTAAAGAATGCATTGTTTAACTGAAAAGGCATAACAGGTGTAGGTGTTTCATAACCAGCTCTCTTAGGCAACAATGCTCCAGGAGCTGATGCAAACTTTTCCCAGTAATCAGTATCAATACTTCCTTCTTCATACATCCATCTTAAGCTACTACCTAAAGAAGCATTATGTACCATTAATTGATGAGCTTTATTTAATTCTCTTTGTTTGCCTACAAGAGGTGAAACAGCAGACATAGGAAACGGAGTTCCTGTCCATTTATAATGAAGTGGTACTATAGGATATTCGCTAATTGGTAAATATTTTTCATATAAAGTCTTATCACCAACTACGCAGCTTTGTTTTACTCTATTTTCATGAAAGCGAACTGATTCAACTAAATTTTTAGAAAACTTTTCATCCTTTATAAGAATATTAAATTCTTTCTCACTTATAGTTTGATTCTCAACTTGAGATGCTTCCTCTTGAAGCTTATGTCTAATTTCTATTTGAGCGTTTTCTAACTGAGCCTGCATTTCTTCCTGCATTTTCTTTAACTCTAACGCTGCTCTTTCTTCCAATATTTTTCCTTCTTTCACAAGACTAGATAATTCTTGTTGCTTTTCAAGGAAAGAAACTTGCATCTCCTCTTCCATAGCCTTTACTTGCTCTTGTGCTTGTGCGGCTATTTGCTGTAATACTTCTTCATTAGGAGGAATGCGGTAGAATATATTCATAAAGGCTATCTTTTCTTTTTCATATACTTCATAAAATTCTATTAACTCTGACTCAGGTGTATCGGGTTGACCTGTTGTATCTATATCTTTATAATGAAAATCTTTTTGCTCTGAATCGTAAGACTTTTCACTTAATGATATATTTGATTCATTGTCAGAAGATGCTGCCATTATTTTGCGTTTCATGTCGGGGAAGGTATTGATAAGATGTGATTTTGGTACGACTTTGCGAACCATTATAAAGGCAGCATCTCTGAATAACAAATCTCTAGACTTATGGTCAATATATACATCAAAAGGGTCAGGCTGTTGAATAATTACCTCTCCCATACCTCTATCAGCATCTGGGTCGACTGATACTAATAGAAAACCTAGAGATTTAGTTATGGCATCGTTTATCGAGTTCGAATAAAGACTTTGGCCATTAGAATTATACCATATATAATCGGCAACATTAGAAAAAACAGCCGCTACATCTGAATCGGAGCCTTCAGCTCCTACAGCTTGCCATCTAGGATTATTAGCAGTAGCATAAAAATTAAGCATTTCAACAACAGGGAGAATCCTATTAACTGTAAATGTGGGCATACCTTGCTCTTCTAGTGCAAGCTTCTCTTCTTGAGTTAGCTGATTATCGTGAGCAAAATCATAACCTTTTTGATTGATATATTCCCATTGACTTCTTTCTTCTGTATTAACAGAATCAAATAATTCTTTTATTCTTTCTGCAGTCTTATCTACTCTTTTAGCCATTATTTATCCTTCAACATATTTAAAAATTTGTGTTTCAACCCATTACCTGATAGTTTAGCAATTATCTCAACTAATGCATTATAACTTTTCTCGATACCTTTTTGTTCTATCTGCATTCTTTTTTGCTGGTCAATCAGTTTAATTAATATACCTTCTAATCGTTTAAATCTTTCATCAAGCTCTTCCATAAGTTCTTTCTGAATAAATGCGTTTTGCTTCCATATGAAAAATCCAAAAGCTGTTGCCACTACTACAGGAATACCATAGTTTTCTAATATTACTAACCAGTCCATTTTATAGATTACATTCCAAGAAGTTTTTTAAATATTTTCTCTGTCACACCTCTACTACTTTGGTTTGGCATTGGGCGTTCATCTTCTCGCTCAGCTACATTTGGCCCTTCATTCATAAGTCTTGAAAATGAAACTTGACGACCAAGGCTACCAGTATCTCCAGGATGCCTTGGACTTTTCTTATCGCCACCTATATGCTCATCAGCCATTTGTTTTAAGTCCCATATTTGTTTATTAATTAAATCATGCTCTTCAAGACCAGCCGACTCTAGACTTCCATCATGACTATATAGGTCCCAAATCTTTCTATCTAAATCAGATGTTAATTTAGGTTTTTTAACTGGACTTTCAACGTAAGCCTCAACCTCATCTTGTATGTGAGCTGGGAATTTGCTTATTGCTTCTGAATGACTCTCGCCTCTCCTTATTCTAGCATGGTACCTTTTATTATACCCTTCACTTTTATTGTAAGCATTTAAAGCATTTTTTAAATCATCACCATGTATATAGTCAGAACCTTCATCCATCTGAAGGATATTTATTTTATCCAAGCCGATATCTTTAATATCTTGTTGAAACAAATTTAACTTTTCCCCACTTTCTTCATTTATCATATCAAAAACTTCACTCATATCTGAATAGTTTAAATTTTTCATAAATGCTTCTTCATCATAAGCCATCTTTTCTCCTTAAGCTATCACCCAGCTTTTAGGCTTGGGATTATTTTTATAGTATTTAAAATTATCTTTATCTTCATTCTCTCTTAATCCCAAAATAGGGCCTGAATATTTACATGCGTATGCTAATGCATCTATAGTATCATCGTGTCCCATTCTTGGTCCAAATGTAATAATTTCTCGGAACAAATCATAATGTTCTTTTTTTATGTGTATCTGTCCAATTGCAAATCTTTGAGCTAAAACTTCTTGTATTCTATCTCGCTTACTCATCCTATTGCCTGGTTTCTCTTCTTTAAACGGTACGCTAAAATCATTACGTCTTCTCATTTCAGCACGTAAAGATTGAAAAATGGGTTTGGACATTGCAGTATCCTCAACACAAAATAATTGAGGTTTATACTTCTTAGCATAGTCAAACATATAATCTACAATGCCCTTCTTCCCCTCTCCAGGTATTCCAAGTACAGGAATACTTCGTCTTCGCTCATACTCTAAAACATAAATATTATTATCTAAATCAACAGCAATAGCGAGGACTACGCTGAAGTCTGCATCTCTTCTGGCAGAATCAGTTGCTGGGTCCACACCAATGTAGACATTGACTGGGCTGGGGTCTCCATCTTTGGGTACGATGTAACCCAAGCCAGTTTCGTCTTCATACATGAAACTTCCGTCCCAGTATTTGATGTGTTTTCTTGTGAACATTGCGTCATCTTCGTTTTGAACCTCCATCATATATTCTTGATAAAATTTTTGTGGTTGACCTGAATCGGCATAGAATTTCTTTTTTCTCTCCATCTCTTTCTTTCCAAACCAACTGTCCCACAATATTGTTCCTTTATCGTCTATTGCTTTCTTAAGAACAACATTCCAACTAAAATCTTCGCTTTCTTTTTTACTTCGCTCATAATTGACAATAAGATTATTAATAAAAGAATCAAAATGTACAGGAGTCCCATTAATGCGTA